GTCCAGATAAACTGTCTGCGTTATCTCGGGATTACTGACTTTTTAGACATTGATCGAATGACAATGACGGAATACGAAACAAGGCTTGTTGCTTATCGTCTCAAAAGGTTAGACGAACAAGAGCTTATTCATTACCAAGCATGGGCGAATAATCAAGTTAAAGCTACTAAAAAACGTGGTAAATACGAGGTTCCTTTATTTGACACCTTCGAAAAATTCTTTAACAAGGAAAAACTTGAAAACAAAATCTTGGGCAAGGATGAAAAAGTACCGAGATTTGTAAACTCCTGAAGAATGGAGGAAAACTATGGAATCATATAGCGTTGAAGCGATCCTTTCGGCTGTCGACAAGAATTTTTCTTCTACCATGAAGAATGCTGATAGTTCGATGAACAACTTAGATAGCAGCACTCAAAAAACGAATACTTCTATCCTCGATATCGCCAAAGGTATCGGGGTTTTTAAATTGATTGATAATGCTATCGGATTAGTTACTAGTTCATTAGGCGGTGCTATCGATCGTTTCGACACATTGAACAAATACCCAGTCGTTATGCAAGCGTTGGGCTATTCTACTGATGATGTTGACAAATCCATGAACAAACTGACAGACGGAATAGACGGATTGCCAACAAGTTTAGATGAAATTGTATCTAGCGCTCAACAGCTAGCTATTTCAACAGGTGATTTGCAAAAAGGGACAGACACAGCAGTAGCCTTAAACAATGCTTTCTTGGCCAGTGGTGCTTCTGCAGCTGATGCAAGTCGTGGGGCGCAACAATACCAGCAAATGTTGTCAAAAGGAGAAGTCGATCTTCAGTCTTGGCGTTCTTTGCTTGAAACAATGCCAATTGCAATGGATAAGGTGTCGAAGTCCTTTAGTGATCAAGGCGTTAACTCAGCGAATGACTTATATGCTGCCTTGAAGAAAGGCGATATTACATTTGATGATTTTAACAGTCGTTTAATCGAACTGAATGAAGGTGTCGGCGGCTTTGCTGAATTAGCTCAAAAGAACTCGGCTGGTATCAGGACTTCTTTTGCAAACATCAAGACAGCAGTTGTAAAAGGTTTGGCGAATGTTATCACAGCGATTGATGAAGGAATGCAAGACGCTGGGCTTGGATCGATTGCAGAAAACTTTGACAAGATCAAAGGAGCGGTCAACGTAGCTTTCAAAGCTATCACTGACAGCATTCCACCGGCAATTAGCTTTTTGACAACTCTGTGGGACACGATTAAACCTTTCTTACCGCTAATCATGGCAGTAGTAGGATATATAGGTATCTACCAAGGTGTCATGGGTACTGCTAGAAAAGCAGTTGAGCTATACAATGGCGCTCAAAAAATGATGAACGTGCTGATGAAATTAAATCCAATCGGACTCGTTATTGCAGCGGTTATCGCTCTTGTTGCAGGATTCATCTATCTTTGGAATACAAGCGAAGGCTTTAGAAATTTTTGGATTGGTCTTTGGGAAGGAATTCAGAACGTTGTTGGCGCTGCTGTTGATTGGATCGTCTCTGCTTGGAATGGAATGACAGAATTCTTTTCGAATGCATGGGACGGTTTAGTAGAAGGCAGTAAACAAGCGGTTGATAGCGTCAAAAAGGGATGGCAGAATACCAAGCAATGGTTTGCAGACCTCTGGCAAGGTATCAAAGATTCGGCAAGCGATATGTGGCAAGGAACAAAGCAAGCATTTAGTGATGGTGTAGATAATATCGTTTCAGTTTGGGATGGAATCACACAATGGTTCTCAGACTTATGGAACGGGATTAAATCAACAGTTACTTCTATCGTTAAAGGTATTGCAGATGGAATCATGAGCCGTTTCGGAACGCTTGTGTACGGTGTTCGAAATGCGTTTATCCATATGAGCTTTTTCCTTAAAACACTCTGGACAAATTTAGTGAATATTGCTGGTCAGATATTTGAAATTATGAAAAACGTTATTCTAGCTCCAGTGCTATTCGTGACTTCTTTAATCTCAGGCGGCTGGGAAGAAGCTAAGAATAATATGATAGGCGTATGGAACAACATTCAAACTGCAGCGGCGAACATCTGGGCTTCCATTCAAGCGATTTTTGATAGCTTCTTAACTAATACTCAGATGGCGTTCTTAAATATCTGGAATGGTATTAAAGCAGCACTAGCCTATATATGGACAACGATTCAAACGATTGCGATCGATACATTCAACAGTATTGTAGCTTTCTTTGTTGAAACATGGACCAATGTCAAACAAGGCACAATTGACGCTTGGAATAGTGTGAAAACATGGTTATCAGAGACATGGGAAAGCATGAAACAAGGGGCGATCGACACTTGGAATAGCGTGAAGCAATTCTTTATTGATCTGTGGGAGTCTATTAAGACAAACACAATCAACATGTGGAATGCGATCAAAGACGGTGTCACGACTGCTTGGGAAAATACTAAGAATGCTGTCATTAATACAGCGAAGAGCATTGTAGACGGTGCAGCGCAAGTGTGGGAAGACATGAAAACCGGTGTTTCAAATGCCGTAGATAGAGTAAAAGAAACCTTTGACACCATCAGACAAATTGACCTACTGCAAATCGGAAAAGATATCATTGATGGATTAGTGAATGGAATCAGAAGCAAGATTGATGATGTAGTAAATGCAGTTAAAGATGTTGCTGGATCTATTACTGGAAAAATCAAAGATGTATTGAATATCCATTCTCCTTCACGTGTGATGGCTGAATTAGGTATGTTCACTTCGCAAGGTTTAGCAGAAGGTATGCTGGACGGTTCAAAATATGTGGATAAAGCATCCTCTACACTAGCTGACAAGGCATCGAACATGGACATTGGAAACCGAATTTCGGCAGTTAATAGCCAAATTCAAACACAGGTGCAACATGAAGTCAGCTATGGAACCAATAACAAGCCAGCTGTTTTCAATGTTCGAATTGGAGATAGTGAGTTTTCTAAAATTGTTGATGACATTAGCCAAGCTCAAGGTAATGGTATTAACTTAAATATGCAATTTTAGGAGGTAGGAAATGGAAAACAGAATGTATCCGTTTATGGACACACAGAAAAATGAACGATACATAGCGGAGTACATTCCTACTTCCGCTATGTATTATGATGGCATCCTATTTGAGAAGGTCATCGAAGGTTATCAAACATTGTCAGTCGAAGGAAGAGAAATGATATCTGTGGGCATTGAATCTGAATCAATTCAAGTCGGGAGCATTGTCACGAACCAGACGTTGCCTTCAAGGACGCTGACAGTGAAATATAAACTCGAAGATAACGATCCAGAGAAACTGCAAAAAAAGTTTGATCTTTTAATGTGGTATCTCTATAAAACAAAAGATGTTCCAATTCAATTCAACGATGAATTAGACTACACATATCATGGTCGGTTTTCATCTTCTAATACCGTTGCAGGCGACACAAACAGAATCGTTTCAAGTTTTGATATCTATTGTGCTGATCCTAGAAAGTATTCAAAGCAATATAAATCAGATGGCGAAATTGCCACGTACATTCCATATACGATTGTCCCAGACATCGTAAGAGTTAAATTGAGCGCACCAACAAGCGTTAAAGTGACCAACGGCTCACTCTCTATGTCAATTACAGGTGCTAGCATTGTTGCAGGGGATGTAATTGAGTTTCGAAACAAAGAAGGTAGTGTGTATGTGAACGGTGTAGATAAAACAAATATCTTAGATTGGGCTGGCGGACAACTTGAAGATTTCTACATCAAAAAAGGGGATGTTGTTAAGACAAACAATGGATCTCTCGAAGTCCTTTATCGGGTGGTGGCGCTATGAGCGAAAGCATTTACTTTCTTAATGATGAACAAGAACTGCTAAAAGTGTGCGGAGAAAGCAAAATTATTGAATCCGTCCAGTCGAAAGAAATCACAGCAGATAAAAGCGAGCTGATGAACGATACTTTGAGCGTTAGTGTATTGGATGACAAAAAAATTCGAGATGCTGCTTTTATGGCTGTTCGAGAAAATGATGATTCGTTTTCGATGTACAAAATAACCGCTGATAGCGACCCTAGAGGACGTTTAAGCTTTACAGGGGTTAACTTTGCAGTAGATGAACTACATTCGTTTATCGTGCTTGATATGCGCCCTAGCAATCGAAGTATCAAACAAGTAGCAGAACAGATTCTTAGTTATACAAATGCTGAGTGGCGTGTGGGTTATGTCGATCCCACGCTTCCTGCAATTTCAGGAACGTTCTACTATCTAAGCGTTAAAGATGCTTTAAAGCAACTGCAGACGTTTGGCTGTGAGATAGTCTTTAAATGTAAAATCGATGGCAACAAAATCACAGATAAATGGATTGAAATTTATAAGCAGATTGGGATATTCAGTAATAAACGATTCGTATATGGATCAAATGCGCTTGAAGTCGTGCGTCAAAGAGACCGATCGCAACTATATACCTCGATTATCGGAAGGGGTAAAGGTGAAGAGGTCGGGGACGGCTACGGACGAAGAATTGAATTTACTGACATCGAATGGAAAAAGTCGAATGGTAATCCGTTAGATAAGCCTAAAGGACAGAATTGGCTTGAATATCCTGAAATGACAGCACTTTACGGCATACCGATGAAGAACGGAAGCAAGCGTAAACGGGAAACTGTTCTAATCTTGGAAGATATAGAAGACCCTAGAGAGTTGCTACAAGCGACCTATGAGAACCTTGTAGAATACTCAAGGCCGTTGATTCAATTCAAAACTTCTGTACTAGGTGGGGATTCAATCGGTAACACAGTAACCATCCACCGATCAGACAAGAACTATCACTATAAAACTCGTGTTTTCAGCGTCAAAATCGATCGCATCAGAAACAAGGTTCAATGCGGATTAGGCGATAACTTGAACACTTCAAGTACCAGGCAAGCAGCAAGTGTTCAAAATAGTGTAACCAATTTAGCTGAAACAAAAATGACGTTCTATGATTCAACTGAAATCAGCAAATGGCAATCAGATATTATCCGTGGCGCTCATGGCGGTGCGGTTATTTTGATGTCCCCATCTGATTATCCAGCTAATCATCCTCAACGAGGGGAAAGTCGGCAGCCATTTCAAATGGTATGGATGGACGGCGATTCTATTCAAACATCAAGTCATTTTTTAGTTGCAAATTCGGATGGGATTGGATTTATTGACGGCGATTTCTACACTAGTCCATTTAAGACAGCTTGGACCATTGACGGTAAATTCAACGCTGACTTCATCCAAACTGGATCAATCATTGCTGATATTTTCGAAACATCATTTAACAAGCTAGGCGAGATTCTGAAACTGTCAGCCGGATCGTTACAAGCGATGAAAAACGGCAAAAAGATTATGGAGTTAACCAGTAAAGGGATGGAGTTCTGGGGAGCCAACCGACAAATTGGGACAATTGGTACAACTGACTCAGCCGGCAATCCTTTTCCAGAAGCGTCCACGCCGACACCACTTGAAGATAACTCGCTTGTAATTAAAACAGAAGGCGATGGAAAGTACATTCTTATCTCGACAAAAGAAGGGTATGGATGGGTATTTCTTGGAGATGGATCGGGGATTTATCGTGGAGATGTTACTTATCAAGGGAATGTCCGTATAACAGGTGACTTAGATGTGCAGGGTCAAATCAGAATCCAAGGACAACAAGTTTATCCCGGTGGTTCTGGAGGAGGCGTTGGTCCCGGTGGTGCAACATATGATCCAATAAATATCGGCAGCAACATAACCGGAAATGCGAATATCGTTGCTTGGCTTGAAAAGTATACGAAACTATACGGTATTTCGGATTATATCGGACTAGCCTATGCGCTGATTATGGTAGAAAACCCCGGCACTGACGGAACAGATGACATCATGCAATCTTCTGAATCAGCGGGCTATCCTGGTCCCGGTTATCTTACGGGTGAAGCGTCGGTAAAACAAGGGTGTAAACACCTAGCTCAACAAATTAAAAACGGTCAGGATCAAAACGTAGATATCTGGGGAGTGATGCAAGGTTACAACTTCGGTAGTGCATATATCCCTTGGCTCTCAAACAGAGGTGGAGTAAATACCACCGATTTGGCTGAGGTTTATTCAAGAACAGTTGTTGCTCCTTCACTAGGAAATACAACTGGTGCAACTTATCCATATGTAAATGCGGTGTCTCAAGCAGATGGCAGAACGTATCTGTATGTAAATGGTGGTAACTTTCACTATGCTGCGATGATACGACAATATGTGAAAGTGAATGAAAGTGTTGGATATGTAGTTCCGATTAGCAAGCCAGTCACTGTGACTAGTGAGTTTGGCTACAGATACCATCCAATTACCGGATCGTATGAGCTTCACAACGGAATTGACCTAGTGAACGGAAATGCAACCACGCCTATATATGCATCGGCAGCTGGTGAAGTAGTAATAGCTGGAAGTTACCCCGATTGGTACGGAAACTACGTTGTTATTAAGCACTCTGACGGGCTTTACACAGGGTATGCACATCAAAGTCAACTGAGAGTTTCTGTAGGCGATACGGTCAATCAGGGACAACAAATCGGCAATATGGGGACAACTGGACCAAGTACTGGACCGCATTTGCACTTCCAATTTTTTACAAATGGACCATGGCCATCCAATAGTGATTTTATTAATCCAAGAGAACACATAAATTTTTAGGAGTGATGGATTTGGAACTAAATCAATTTAGAGATGTCGATTTAGTGATTGATAGAGCGAGTGATAGCTTCGTGCAGAAGCAGTTCGTTTCTCAAGGCGATTACAAAGGACGCACACTCACTGTTCAAGTTACCAATAATGGTAATGTCGGTGAAGTCCCCGGATTAACCTTAAATCTTAATTGGCACAATGAAGCAAGTGGAGTAACAGACCTAACTGCTTTTTCAGTTGTTAGCAAGGCAACCAGCGTGTTTGCAATTGAATACCCAGTGCATATGATGACGCCGGGTAAAGTATATGCAAGTATACAGATAATTCAAGATGGAAAAGTAACGAACTTAAAAGAATTCGAGTTAACAGTACAAAAATTGGCGGGGCAACCTGTAGGGATTGTTGAAAAGGCAGAATTTAGTGCATTGGTCGCTGTATTAGCTGATTCAAATAGATACCGAACAGACATAGATAGCTTAAGCATAACAAAAGCGGATAAAACAGCATTGACTCAGGTAAATACAAATTTATTGAGCGGGCTTTCCCAAAAGGTTGACAAAGGTGGAAACGAACAGATAACGCTCGGCATGCTGGCGCAAGAAGTTAAAACAGCAATGACGGGAGGAAGTGTTCCAGTTGTTGGATCAAACGCTGTCAACACATCTAATATTGTCGACGGAGCAGCAACCAATGCAAAACTAGCATCCTCATATGCTTTTTCAGGGCAAGTCATATCGGGATCAAGTGTAAATGCCGTCAGAAAGCAAGGTGTATATTTAGTACAAAATGGAGCAACGGATGTGCCGTCAACAATCAGGGCAATCACTCATTTAATAAATGAGAATGTCAATGATCGATGGTTCTTGCAAACCTTGGTATATTACAACACTTCTAATACGATTACCAAAATATGGATGAGAAGATTTGACATTAACAATCCGCCTATCCCGGAATGGACAACTATATTTGATGGCGATATTAAATATAGATCGAATGTACAAGCGATATCTGCAAAGGATGCAAATGTAATTGATACAGACGGTGACTATTTTGTATCAACTACCACTAATCAGCCAGAGGGAGCTTTAGCTGCTGGTTTTTTACGAGATTATTCCCCAAATGCCAACTTCAAACTTCAAGAGTATTTTGATCGAGGTGGCAACTTCTATTTTAGGTTTCTAGATCTTTTATCTAAACCGGAGATTAAAGATACAGTGTTCAAAAGAGTCTTAACTACTGATGATATCAAACAAGTATCTTTAGATAAACCTTTGGCAGGTGATACTATTGTTCAATTTGGAGATAGTATATTAGGAAACAAAGCAGAGCCGAATGATATTTCAACAATAGTCAAGCAAATTACAGGAGCCACTGTTTATAACTGTGGCTTTGGCGGATGCCGAATGGCTTATGGAAAATACCCGCGCCCATGGGAAGCTTTTTCTATGATAGGACTTGCAGAAGCTATTGTTAGTGGAGATTGGTCAGCGCAAGATACGGCCATTGCAGATACGTCTCAAGGCTATCCAAGCTATTTTGGTAGCAGATTGGATTCAATAAAGACAATCGATTTCACGAAGGTTGATTACATTACTATAAGGTACGGTACAAACGATTGGAATGCAGATGTCTTCCTAGATAACACCGATGATAAATACGACACACAAACATATGGCGGAAGCCTACGTAGATCGCTAGAAATAATTTTGGAAAAATATCCTCAAATAAGAATTTTGGTCCAAACACCCGGCTATCGTTTTTACTTAGATGGAAACGAGGATTTCCTAGAAGATAGTGATACTAAAACTAATACACATAATCTTTTGTTAACACAGTATGTCGAATTGTGTAAGAGTATATCCAGAGATTATAAACTTGTTTGTCAAGATGATTACTATCAGTTGGGATTTAATAAATTTAATCGCAAGGCATTCTTTGATGGTGTGGATGGAACACATCCAAATAACGTAGGAACAAGGATTCTCGGAGAAAAAACAGCGTATAGTTTAATAAATTTAGTTTAGGCGTAAAAGGCAGCACGCTCAATAGAGTGTTTT